AGGGCCACTACCACAGCGGGAGTGGCTGCTTGACCAATGGTTTCCTGAGAAAGCAGTTTCGGTCCTGTTTGGGCAGGGTGGCGTAGGCAAGACGCTGCTGGTGCATCAACTAGCGAACTGTGTCGCGACCGGCGCACCTTTTATGGGCATAGAAACAAAGAAAATGCCGGTGCTGATGGTGCTGTGCGAGGACGACGCGCTGGAGATCAGCCGCAGGCAGCTATCGATCAACGAATGGTTACAGGTCAACGAGATCACCGACAGCGGCCCGTCAAACCTGCTCATATGGCCCAGAGTGGGCGAAACAAACATCCTTGTTACGTGGCCTGCGCAGGGCGAGGACAAGCCGGGTGAGTTCTACAGCCAGTTATGTGAGCAAGTGCAGGCAGTCAAAGCAGAACAGGACGCAGAGGAAATCCTGCTGGTGATCGACACAGCAGCCGACACGTTCGGCGGCAACGAAAACATCCGGCGCGAGGTCAACACGTTCATCAAGACGTACCTGGGCAGCTTCTGCACAAAATACGACGCCACGGTGCTGATGCTGGCGCACCCGTCCATGTCCGGCATGGCATCCGGTACAGGAATGTCCGGCAGCACCGCCTGGGAAAATAGCGTCAGGGCGCGCGCCTATTTTTCCCGCAGTGATACCGACGACGATGTGCGGATACTGAGCCGGAAAAAATCGAACTACAGCCAGTCCGGCGACAGCACCGATATGACGCTGCTGTGGGATCAGGGCGTCTATCAGTTGCCATCGTCGCCGGGGCAGATGGATCGCATCCAGAACAGGGCGCTAAAGAACAAAATTATTGCCGCAATTGATGATGCATTTAACGCCGGATTGCCCTTTCAGATGCGTGCCGGAAGGAAGATTTCGACCGCTCTGCCGACGCTTCTAAACGAGCGTCAGGGGGTCGTAATGCGGGCCGTTCGTGACCTCGAAAATGAGGGTGAAATCACGATGCAGGCGCGTGTTGGATACCGAATTGTGAAAAACCGCAAAACGGAGGTAAACCATTGAAATACCTAGTAAAAACCCTTATGTGTCGGAGCCGTTACACACTCAGCGAAAAACGCAATAGTTTCAACGACTTATCAATTACACACATAAGCATATCTATAGATAGAGCGCTATGTGCGCGCTCTCATAGCTAATTAGGTCGCGGATGTCTAAAAAAAGGTTCCAGCGACCTGACCCAATTACTAATCCTGACAGCTTCCTGCGTCGGACAGACGAGACGGTTTTTCATGCGCTTCAGCCGCTGGATAAAACAGTGCGTCTGATGGAAGACAAATGGGGCGTCGACAGATTGGAAACACTCGTCAGCGTAGACACGGCTGCCAGGTTTGGCAGTGCAAAGGTAAAGCTGGACGAGTCCATTTTTCAAAACGATGCGCCAGAGGTAGTTAAGCGGGCCGGGATTATGCAGCGCGGTTGGGAAGCACTCGACCGCGAAGCGACGGAGCGCGGCCACACATCGCTTTCGATCACGGCATGGACATGGCGTGATGATGGCGGAAGGGCGCACGCATTTGTCCGCGACGTGGCGGAAGCGCACCAGTACGGAAAGGAAAACCCCGGCGTCGCAGTGTGGACGATGGCAGAGATTATTCGCATCGTGGATAATTTCGACCATTTTTCAAAAAATCTGCCCAGCGAGGCGAAGGTTGCGTTTCCAGGTGCCGAAGTGTCCGCGATCAAAAACAAGGGAAAGCTGGACGATGAAATCCCATTTTGAAAACGCTCCATTTTTCTCCCTGGACGAATTTGAGGATGTGCTATTCGAGGCCGCGCGCACAATCACCCGATTGCCAGCCGCCGGGCCACGCGGCCACGCGACCGGCTGGCCTGACTGGGTGCGCGACGCGGGCCTTGCCTACGGCTACAACGAGGAACGCGTCCGGCTAGGCCCGCCAGCCGCCCGCGAGATTGACCGGCTGGATAAAGTGATCGGCTGCATATGGGCCGCAGACCCCGCAGATGCGCGGGTTTGCATGGCCGTTGCATTCAGCGCGCAGAAACACGGATGGCCGCGCACCCGTGGCCCGCAATGGAAACGCGTTAGCGATGGCATGGGTATCGCGCCGGATACCCTTAAAACGCGTTTTAAAGCCGCCACAGAACGCTTATGGCGTGCCGGGGTAGTAAGAGGCCCGCTAAATAAAAAATGAATCAGCGGGCCTTAAAATCCGTTCTGCGGTATAACAGGCTTTTAACCGTTTTCGGCGCCCCATTCCTAAACCTCAGCTATAACGGCTGTCGGCTTTGGCCTGCAGCCAAGCATCAATTTCCGCTTCGTCAAAAACGACGCGGCGGCCACCTAGCTTGATTGGTGTTGGGAAATCGCCTTGCCCGATTAGTCGCCGAATGTGGCCTCGGCAGTAAAAAACCCGCTGCTCGACCTGCGGATACGTCAGAACCTTCATCGCGAAAAGACCCCCTGAACTGTTAATATAGTCCAGATTATAGCATCATCACCCGTTGCCGTATCCCCTTGCGCCGCGTGCCACTCTGCCTTTTGCCGCAACGCGATTAGAATGGTTTCGATGTAATCACGGAAAACTTCGATTGTGGTGCGGTTTGTGTCGGTCATTTTTCCACCTCGTTCTTCCGGCGCTTTCCGGCGGCAAATTTTTGCGCGTCGTTCCAAGCCGTGCCGCCGATGTGCTTGTTAAACTTTTTTTCGTTAAAATACCCGGCGCGTTTTGTGTCAGGGTATGAGACAACAAACGCCGCGCCGTGGTCTTGAATTTGAATGGCGCCGTAAGCGTTAAAGAATGTTTTTACGATTTTCATGCCCAACTCACTTCCCATCGTCCGTGTCAATCCGCTCGATCGCCGCCTGTAAAATTTTAACGGCGTCAATCAAAGGGAATACATAGTCATCCTCGACCTCGCCCGCAAAAAATTCAGCGTAGTGTTGGTCAGCCGTATCGAGCAAATCGACAATTTGATCCTTGAGGGTGCATTCGTCGGGGTCAAATACCGGCGGCGGATAACTTACGCCCTCTATTTCAAAGACCGGCGGTATTTTTTTGTCGTAATCGATGACGATGTGACCTGATACCCGACCTTCCTCTATCTGGCGTAACGCCTCTTTTTTTGCGCGTTCGATCTCAAATTCTGAAAGGCCAAATCCTTCAACAATCTTCACGCATTCATCTGCGCGCTCATCATCTGGCGCAGTAACGGCCAACTTCAACGCCAGCACGACGGCTTCGAAATCGTTTTTTGGTCCGGTCATTGGTTTTCCTCCCGTATCTGCATCATTGTCGCCAGGTATTCATCAATTGCCGTAACCGCGTCGGCCATTGTCGAGCGGAATAAATCTTCACTGGGCGCGGCGTCGGTCCATTCAAAATCGTAGACGGCCACGGCGGCTTCGTCGTCGGCGTCGGAATATACGAGTTCAGAAATAACGGTTCCGTCGTCTTCAATCATCCATTTCGCGACAAATTCCGGCGCTTGTCGGTGAACGATATAACCCTGCTCGCCGTCGTCGTTTGGATCAATGCCGACAATCCATTTATTCATTGCATCAACTCCCATTCGATATAATTGCCGGATGCCTTTTTGCGACTGCCATCATCAAGCGTTATCCAATCGCCGATTTTTATGCCCGCGAATTTTTCGACGCCAATTTTCCGTGGGCGGCGTCGGCTACCGCCCCAAATGACATATTCGCCGTGAACCCGCTCGCCCGGTTCTGGCGTCGTCTGACATTTCGCAATTTCGTCGGCTTGTTCGATCGTGTTTAAACACTCCCAATCGTTGACCAAATCGCCAATGTCGTAAAAATCAACTCGGTTGTACCAAGTGCCGCCGGAGTGGTGCCATTCCCCAGGTTTCCAGAATCCTGACTTTGCTAGGGCAATCGCTTTGGTTTTTGTCTCGGTCCACCCCGCGCCGCGCAAATCCGCGGCGGTGATTTTAAATAGCGGTTTGATGCCTGAGTTATAAGCATCAACCGCCCGATTGCTCATTCCGGCTTGGTGGTTGTATCCGGTCATTTTTCTACCTTCCCATCGCCGCGATCATAGCGGCATCGAGTTCTGGCGCGAGTGAAAAGAAAACCATCGCACCGCCAAATATGCCGAGCAATACAAGCGTTTCGGCGGCTGTTGTGAGTGCGCGTTTCATTGTGCTGCCTCCATAACTTCCGAAATATTTCTATATGGTTCTGGAATTTCTACCACAACGCGGAAACCTAGTGATTTCAGTGCCGCAAGGCGCAACCATTCTTCTGGCGTATTGCGCCAGTGGTGTATTTGTAAAGCGCGCGCCATAGCGTGATTATGACGACGATTCCGGCCGACAATTTTTTTTGCCTGTTCCCGTTTCATGCTGCGGCCTCCGCAACGTTGCCAGCTTTGCGCTTGCCGTTTCCGTGCGCGGGAAATCCGACGATAACCTTTCGATTTTGTGCCGCGCATAATCCACAGTCAGCACAGGTTGTATTTTTATAGGTGGCGGGACATTGCGCGACCTTGCGCCCTTCCGGCGTCGTCGTGCCGCCGATATGTTCGGCAGGCAAAACAACGGCCACAGGTCCGATATCTAACGCGGCTAATTCGTCGGCATGTTTAAGATTATTAGCCGATAAATTGACCGTGAACCCGAAGGCGTTCGCGCGCTTAATTGCCTTCCGATTAGTGGGGATTTTTGCGTTATAATGCGTAAACGTGAATCCGCGCGCTTTTGCGTGATAATTCGCGGCAACAATTTTATGCAATGCCCGGCTATTGATTAAATGGCCGTTGCCGGGCAAATCCCCCGCTTGGTTGTGACGCCACAACTGCCCCTGCGGCAGGGTTTTGATATTCGCGGCTAATTCTTCAAGCGAACCGCCGCGTTCGCCGCGCGTCACTTCGTCCCAACGGCCTTTTAAAGGGTAGCCCTCCGCATAACATCCATTGCCGCGAAAAGGGCAATCGTTCGGGCAGGTGTCTGCCGACGTGGTGGATACTGGTATTGGGCCAGTTTTTGCGTTGCGGCTTTTGCGTGTTAAAAAATAAAAAGTCATCAATTGATCCTCATATGATCGGTTGCTGATTAGCGTCGGTGACGGGCTGCAACCCGTCCCGGCGCGGTTTAGATTGATTTGTTAAGCCAATAAGCGAGGCCGCATATAACTGCCGCGCCGCCGAACATGATCGCGTGAAATATGATTATGAATTCGGTCATTTGCCGCCCCATAAATCGAGGCGAATTATTGCAACGGCTGCGACGGTGAAAAGAATTACAATCCAGCCGGTATATGCGATGATATCCGCAAGCATTGCTTAAACCTCCAACTCAATAAATTCGCCGGTTGGCACATATTCGCCAACCATTGTTGCGCCGATATCTTCCTGCCAAAAATCGATTTCAAAACCGCAGAACTTGCAAGCGTCTATTGTCTGTTGTGTGGTTGCGTGCCCTTGCGCCCAATGAGTTAAAAGCGTTTCCGCCGCGTAAGTGTCTAATTCTTTTTGCGTTAGCATTTTGTCGCCTTTCATGGGTTTAGTGCCGGGAGCCGAAGCCCCCGACTGTTGTTACTCGATCTCGGTGTTGGCGTGTTCAAACGCGCGCGCCAACTTGCGCTGGATGCGGGTCACTCGATGGGCCTCGGACTGGCCGGGTTCGTCCCCTGGGTTCTGCTGCCACCACACGGCACCCAGTGCGCGGTTTAGCATCCCCAGTTCTACGTCTGTCAGGCTGATATTCATGTCTACGTCTGTCAGGCTGATATTCATGTCTCGGTCTCCTCACATGTTGTGTACGTCACACATATAACTTTTTGTTATACTTAACACAACAAGAAAGTGCGCTGGAAGTCGCAAAAATGCATTTGCTATTGCCAACACGCTGAAAAAATGGCATATTTTTATAAAGTGGGATTTTATGGCCACACAGAAACGCGGCGGCGGTAAATCGCGCAAAATCACAGCACAAGTTAAAACAGCAATTGTTGAGGGAATGGCTGCCGGTCATACCTTGTTAGATATGTGCGAGAAACACGGCTTAGATCGTTCTGGCGTATGGCGTGCCAGACAAGCAGATCATCAATTTGATGAACAGTTTGAACGCGCGGCGGCGAATGGCATTCTTTCTTATTTAGATACGGCAAAGCGAAACTTGGCATCCGCAGCGTCGCGTGATGACGTGCTGAAATATAAAGAATTGCTGCGGCACGCTGAGTGGATGGCGGAGAAACGGCTCGCCTTATTCCAGCCGACACAAAAGCAAGAGCTCACACATCAAGGGCCGATGGTCGTCGGCTGGCAGACAATAGAAGGTAAGGCGGAAACGATTTTTTCTGCCGATCAAGTCAACGGTCGCGCGCGACAAATCACAGCAGACGAAGCGTCGTCGGATATCGCCACGTCGTAAACGCGCCAGAAACGCGGCAGACACCAGAAAAACGGCAGACTACTGCGGTTTGACCCACAGGTTCCGTACCTGAAGGGGCGGGGGTCTTTGG